CTAATATTACGTAAGGAATTATTATGGCAGAAAAGTATGATGCTTTGGTAGCTAAAGTTCGTGACTGGAGTAATAGACCAGAAGAAGCAACAGTACCTACTGCTGTTATCCAAGATTGTTTAAATTATTCAGCAGATGAAATTTATAGAACATTACGTATACCTCCTTTAGAGAATACTGCTTTATATACTATTACTTCTTTTGATAATCCTATTGGAGATACTTATACAGCACAAGCATACACAGTAATTCCTGTACCTACTGATCTTATTCAGTTTGTGTATATTAGAACTAAAGAAGAAACCAATATAGCAAGTAAAGTTTTTCATGAAAAAACAGATGAAAGAACTTTTTTTGATATATATGCTTTTAAATACAATAGAAATAATTGGATGCGTAAAGGTAATGAAATCTTTATTCACCCCCAATTAAAAGAAGGAACAGTATTAGAAATACATTATTATCGTAGACTTCCTGGATTAGATACACTTTATAGTGTTATTCCAGCTAACTATGAAATGGGAATAGCAGATAACGCTCAGACTTATTTAAGTTCTTCAACTTCTTTGTTAGGAACTCCTTTATATGTAACAGCTACTGCCGCTTATGCTTCATTAGCAGATAAACCTTCTTCAGATACAGGAACTCCTGTAACTAAATATTTTATAGGTAAAGAAGTAGGTAATTGGTTAAGAGATAATAATGAAAGACTATTAGTTTGGGGTGCATTAGGTAATCTTGGTTCTTATCTTAGCGATGAAAAAATGGAACAAAGATACACATCTCGTTTTATATCTGATATAGCTTCACTAAACAAAGAAGAAAAATTCCGCAGAGCTTCTGGTGGTAATGTACAAATGAATTTTAATTCTAATGATTTAATTTAAGGAGATCATATGGGGTATAATGCTAATGGTGGTATTTACGACCAAGCAATTCAAGAAGAAACTGGTAATGGTGTTTATACTCCAAATGAGCAAGGTGCTTTTGCTAATCAATCAAATAATGCTATATTTGAAAAACAAACTCCAGGTGGGGAATTTGAAGATCCAAATACAGCTCAAATGTCTAATCAAGCTAGCAGAGCAGAAATTGCCGCTAGAGCTGCAAAAGAATCTGAAATTGCTGCTGAATTAGCAGAAACTAATGCTACTGCTCAAACAGGAATTGCAACTAATGCTGCCGCTACAGCAACTACAAAAGCTTCCGAGGCTTCTGCATCAGCAACATCTGCTGCTTCTTCAGCTTCTTTAGCAAGCACTTCTGCTACTACAGCTACTACTCAAGCAAACAATGCTTCTGCTTCTGCAACTATAGGACAAACTTCAGCAACTAATGCTGCAACTAGTGCCACTACAGCTACTACAGGAGCTACTAATGCAAGCAATTCCGCAAGTGCAGCATCTACTTCAGCAACAAATGCTTCAAATAGTGCATCAGCTGCTTCCACATCTGCAACCAATGCAGCAAGTTCAGCTACATCCGCATTAGGAAGCGCTACTTCAGCAACTGCTTCAGCCTCTAGCGCCAGCACTTCTGAAACAAATGCAGCTTCCAGCGCTACAAGTGCAGGAACATCAGCAAGCACAGCAACTACTCAAGCAGGAATAGCTACTACTCAAGCAGGAATAGCAACTACTAAGGCAAGCGAAACAAGTACCTCAGCCAGTAATGCTGCTACTTCAGCATCTTCAGCATCAACTTCAGCAACTAATGCAGCAACTGCACAGACTGCTGCTGAGTCTGCTAGAGACGCTACACTAGCAGCTTACGATAGCTTTGATGACAGATACTTAGGATCTAAGTCTTCTGCTCCTACACTAGACAATGATGGTAATGCTTTAATTGGTGGTGCTTTATACTTTGACTCAGTAAGTCAAAGCATGAAGTTATATACAGGATCCGTATGGGTTGATGCTTATGTTCCTGGTAATTCTTTTTTAGTTAAAGCAAATAATTTAAGTGATTTAATTAGCGCATCTACAGCAAGAACTAATTTAGGTTTAGGCACAGCAGCTACTACTAACAGTACTGATTATGCAACTGCTGCTCAAGGTACTACTGCTGATACAGCTTATGCTGACAGATTAAAATGGGATGGTGGTTCTACTGATTTAGTAGCATCTACTGGTCGTACTAGTTTAGGAGTTACTGCTACAGGTTCTGATACAACTTACGCATATCGTGCTAATAATTTATCTGACTTAGTTAGTGCATCTACTGCAAGAACTAATCTTGGGTTAGGTACTGCTGCAACTACTGATAGTACTGCTTATGCTACTGCTGCTCAAGGTGCTAAAGCTGATACAGCATTACAACCTTCTGCTATTGGTGTTACTGTACAAGCTTATGATACTGATCTAGCTGCATTTGCTTTAAAGACAGCTCCTACAGGAGCAGTAGTAGGAACTACTGATACACAAACTTTAACAAATAAAGTTATTGATTCTATCACTAATTCAATCGGTGCAGATCATTTACATTTTAAAATTAAAGCTACAGAAGCAATTACTAAAGGTAATGTTTTAAAAGTTACTGGTTATAACGCAGGTGAAGATGCTATTGAAGTAGCTAAAGTAAGTTCTTCAGCAGATATTGCTGTAGGTATTGCTCACGAAAATTTAACTAGTGGTTCTTTTGGTGCTCTTATTAATACAGGTTTATTAGAGGGTGTTGATACTTCCGCTTTTTCTGTAGGTAATGTACTATACCCAAATACATCTGGTGGTCTTACTACTACTAAACCTTCTTCAGGAACTTATCAAGCAATTGCTTATGTACTTAGAAGTCATTCTGTTAACGGCACAATCTTAATTGAAGCTACAGAACCCAACACAGTCTTAGGTGCTTTAGCTACATTGAACACAGTAGGAACAACACAAATAGATAATAACGCAGTTACAGTTGATAAACTGGCTGCTACACTTGACTTAGGGAGTATAGTTTAATGTCAACAGCTTTAAAATTACGCAGAGGCACTACTGCACAACATAGTACATTTACGGGTCTTGAGGCTGAACTTACTGTAGATACCACCAAAGATACTGCTGTAGTCCATAATGGAACTACTGCTGGTGGTTTCCCTTTACTAAGACAAGACTTAGCAAATAATACCGATGTAGCTAAACTGTCAGTACTATCTACAGTAGCTACTACTGGAGCATATAGTGATCTTACAGGTAAGCCTACATTAGGTACTGCTGCTGCAACAGATTCTACTGCATACGCTACTGCTACGCAAGGTACTCAAGGTGCAACGGCTTATGGATGGGGTGATCATGCCCTTGCAGGTTACGTTACATCAGCAGATCCTGCTGGTACTGCTGTAGCTCTCGCAATCGCACTAGGATAACTTATGGCAAATACATTTAAAAATTTCTTTAGCAAGTCTGTAGGCACATCTGCTGCTACAGTTTATACTTGCCCTTCTGCTACGCAGACAACAATTATTGGTATGTCTATTGGTAACACTACATCTTCACCTATTACTTGTGATGTGTATGTTACATCTTCTGCGGTAGACTATTATTTAGTAAAAGGAGCTGCAGTTCCTGTAGGAGGTTCTCTTGTACCTATTGGTGGAGACCAAAAATTATGTTTAGAAGCTGCTGATATACTTAAAGTAGTATCTTCTACTGCATCTTCTGCTGATGTTATCTGTTCCTTATTGGAGATTGCGTAATGTCTTATATTGGTTCTACTCCTACAAGTCAAAACTTTATTTCAGGTACTGACTACTTTAATGGTACTGGTTCACAAACGGCTTTTACTTTAGCTCGTACTGTTAACTCAGTTAATGATATTGAAGTAATAGTTAATAACGTTATTCAGCAACCTAATAGCTATACTATCAGTGGAACTACACTTACTTTATCTGCTGCTCCTAGCACTGGTACTGGGAATATTTATGTTCGTTATTTAAGTACAAATTTACAAAGTTTTACAGTACCTTCTAATAGTATTGACTCAAGTAAATTAGCGGTTCTTTCTACAATTCCTACTGCTGCTGGTAATTTAACAATTCCTCAAAAAACAGGTACTTTAAGAGTTACTGGAGATACAGCTTTTTATGGTTTTAGAAATGGGGGTAACGTAACAGGTTCTGCTACTGTTGCACACAATGCTGTAATAACAAGTATTGGAAATAATTATAATTCTACTACAGGAATATTTACTTGCCCTGTTGCTGGTGTTTATGAAGTTATGGTTGGAGGACACGCAGAAAACTCACAACCTATTGCTATGCAAATAAGACAAAATGGAACTGTTAAAGCCGAAGAATATAGTAATGGATCAGCCTTTGGTTCTGCTACAGCTTTTGCAATTCTTTCTTGTGCAGCTAATGACACAATTACTCATGTTGTTTCTACTGGAACTTGTTGGGGCGGTAATGAGTCTGGTTTACGTATGTCTATTAAATTGATAGGATAAATAATGCCTTTAAATCAAATTCCAATTAATGTTCCACAAATTACAATTTATACAAGTGGTAGTGGTACTTATACTGTCCCATCAGGTGCTCGTTTTTTAGCGGTTAAAATGGTTGGTGGGGGTGGCGGTGGGGGAACAGCAGCAAATTCTTCAGCTGGTAACGGAAGCAGTGGAGGCAATACAACTTTTGGCACAGGTTATGCAAATGGTGGCGGTGGTGGCACAGTCAATGATAATGGAGGTAATGGGGGTTCAGCGGGACTACCTTCAGGTGCATCAGGTATTGCATTAGGTGGTGGTAGAGGAGGTGCTAACGCTGTGCCTAATTCAGGATCGTGGGGTGGTAATGGAGCTGCTTCTGCTTTTGGAGGTGAAGGTGGGGGTAATGGTGGCTCTAATTTTTCCTCAGGAACTGCAGGATCTACTAATACAGGAGCAGGTGGCGGTGCTGGTGGTGGCTCAAATGGAGGGCAACCTTATGGAGCTGGTGGTGGAGGTTCAGGTGGTTATGCAGAATTTTATATAACTTCTTTAGCTAGTACTTACTCATACGCTGTTGGTGCTGGTGGTGCTGGTGGTTCTTTTGCTGGTATTAGCGGAGGCAATGGTGGCTCTGGAATAATTTATATAACTGCTTTCTTTTGAGGTTTATAATGGAACGATATGCAATAATTAAAAATGGAATTGTTGAAAATGTTATTGAATATAATAAACAACCAACAAATCCTCCTGCAGGATTTGATGAGGGTTATATAGCAATAAGAGCTGATGTAGTTAGTGTTGGTTGGCTATACATAAATAATAGTTTTGTAAATCCAAATCCACCACAAGAATTACCTGTAATAGAGGTTCAATAATGGCATATATCGGTAATCCAATAATATCAACAGACTTTCCTAAAAATACTTTTTCAGGAAACGGAAGCACTACAGCTTTTACTATGTCTATTGCTCCAGCATCTGTTAACGCTGTTATTGTTATAGTATCTGGTGTGGTCCAAGAACCATCTACATACACTATTAGTGGAGCTACTTTAACATTTTCTGGTGCGCCTCCTATAGGTACAAATAATATTTCTGTAAGACACTTAGGTGTTGCTGGTACTCCTAATGTTCCTGCTTTAGCTTCTGTGGGTATTGCTCAACACAATGCAACAGGAACTCCTTCGTCTTCTACATTTTTAAGAGGGGATAATAGTTGGGTTTCCGTTTCTAGTTTTGATTCAGGAACTGCAATTTTATTTGCTCAAACTTCTGCACCAACTGGATGGACTAAATCTACTACTCATAATAATAAAGCATTACGTGTTGTTAGTGGTACTGCTGGTTCTGGTGGTTCTGTAGGTTTTACAACTGCATTTGCAAGTCAAGCAGTTAGTGGTACAGTTAACGCAACAACTTTATCTATTAGTCAAATTCCAGCACACGGACACGATGTCTATGCTAATTCATTTGCTGGTAATTTAAGAATTGCTATGGGTCCATTAGGTGGCGATGGTAGTTTGTATTCAGTTAGTGATAGTGGCAACGATGCTAGTAACACAGGTGCAGTATTTTATGCTGCAAATAATGGTGGTGGTGGTTCTCATTCACACTCTTTTTCAGGAACAGCTATTGATTTAGCAGTCCAATATGTTGATGTAATTATTGCTACAAAGGATTAATTATGCAAATTGAATCAAAAGCAAATTGTCCTTTAGATAATTTTAAACCTTGTAGACAATTAGAATGTGCTTGGTTTATGAAAATTGCTGGTACAAATCCTAATACAGGTAAAGAAGTTGAAGAGTGGGGTTGTTCTATGGCTTGGATGCCAATGTTAATGATTGAAAATAGTCAACAACAAAGAGGAACAAGCGCTGCTGTTGAATCTTTTCGTAATGAAATGGTAAGAGCAAATGAAACAAGTAAACAAATTTTATTAACATCTATGTTGTCAAAACCAGTTATTGAAAGTAATTAAATGAAAATAACAATTATTCCTTTAGACAAAACTGTATATCAAAATGGTATATCCTATTCTAATTTAGAGTTAATTAATATTCCTACTGATGTTTCTGCTTTACAATTTGATAACGAAAACAATAACGGATGGTTAGAGTTTTTTGAGAATAATGATGGTACTAAAGCAAATAATCAATTAATTACTGAACTTCCTTTTTGGGCTATAGATGCTATGAATAAATGGGATAATGCAAAAATTTCTGAAGATGATGCTCTTGAAAAAGCTCGTATACATTACGAACAATCTAGAAATTTAGGAGCATAATAATGGCTTTAACTAAAGTACAATCAGATTTAATTGGGGCTGGATCTGTTATACAAGTGGTTAGTAATAATACTAACCCAGCTACGCAATTTAGTATGACAAGTCCTACAACTTATACAACATGGGCTAGCGCACCTTCAGCAACTATTACATTAAAAAATAGTGCAAATAAAGTTTTAATTATTGCTCGTATTGGTATGCAATGGGATGCTGGAGATCAAATTAGAAATACTATTTATAGAAACATTAGTGGAGGTTCTTCTACTGATCTTTCTAATGGTAATAGTTATGGATTATCTTTTCATGGAACAGGTTTTTCTGGGGGATTATGGAAAGAATGTACTATTACTTGGATAGACACTCCTTCCACAGCATCTGCTATTACTTATCAATGGTATTCCAGAAGTGAGTCAGGTGGAACAATTTATCCCGATCATGGGAGTGCAGCTAACAATATTACATTAATGGAGATAACTGTATGATGTCTTTTACTAAAGCTATTTATAAACTATACCCACAAGTAAAATCTACTTATGGAACTACAGCTTACGACATAGACGGGAATGAAGTTATTTACGATACAGCTTCTGTACAATCCTATGTAGACTCGCAAGCATATATTGAGAAGAGAGCAGCCGAATATCCTCCAATGAGTGATTACTTAGATGGAGTTGTTAAAGGTGATCAAACACAAATTGATGCATATATTGCAGCTTGCTTAACAATAAAGGCTAAGTATCCTAAATGAGCGAACACGTAGAACGCATAGCCGTATTAGAAGCTGAAGTAGAAAAGCTACAAGAAAGCCAAAGAGAAATTCTAGATTGTATTCATTCAGTACGTGATGAAATGATGCGTTATAAAGGATTTCTTGGTGGAGTAGCTTTCTTAGCTTCGGGTATTGGTATCTTCCTAACAGTCTTTAAGGACTGGATTTTAAAACACTTTTAAGGATTACTATGAAGCAAGGATTATACGCTAACATTAATGCCAAGAAAAAAAGAATAGCTGAAGGCTCTGGTGAGAAAATGCGTAAGGTAGGAACTAAAGGCGCTCCTACTGATAAAGCATTTAAACAATCAAAGAAAACGGCTAAGAAAAAATGATTAAAAAAGGCAAAGAAACTTTTAGTGGTTACAACAAACCAAAGAGAACACCTAACCATCCTACTAAGTCTCATGCTGTATTAGCTAAATCAGGTACAACTGAAAAAGTAATTCGATTTGGAGCACAGGGAGTTCAAGGATCCCCTGATGGCTCTGCTCGTAATAAGGCATGGAAAGCTCGTCATCAAAAGAATATTGACAAAGGACCTTTAAGCGCTGCTTATTGGGCTAATAAAGTAAAGTGGTAACAACTCTTTAAAGGGAATTGGTTATGGATCAATTCGGTTTTCTAGAGGGCGCAAAAGCGGTTAGTAGTAGTATTAATGCTAGTAGAGAAAGCTCTAAAGCATTAAGTAAAAGTATTGAAGGAATTCAGAAGGATGCAATAGATGTTGCACAAAAGCAATCTCAAGATAGACGTAGGATTGCTAGAGAAGCTGAATTAAAAAAAGAAAAAGCACTAATTAGAGCATTAGAAGAATGGAAACGTAAGAAACAAATATCTGATGAAGAAGCTAATTTAAAAATTAACTTTATAAAGAAACATGGTGCAAAAGAATGGGAGTCTGTATTGAAGATTAAATTAGATATAGAGAATCTCGAAAGAAAAATTAATGAAGAGTATCAGCATGATCTTAAAGCAGTAAGGCGAGTTCAGTTCTGGTGTTTCTTTGTAGCTGCATTTATAGCGTGGTATTTAACTTGGGGTATTAAATAATGTTAACATTGATTTCAACAGCACTATCCTTCTTAATGGGTGGTCTACCTAAACTACTAGACTTCTTCCAAGATAAGTCTGATAAGTCTCATGAGTTAGATTTAGCTCGTATGCAGACTGAGCGTGAATTACAAATGCTTGAGCGTGGATATGCTGCACAAGCTAGAGTAGAGGAAATTAAGACTGAACAAGTAATGATGGAGACACAAGCACAAGAACGTTCTGCTATGTATGCTCATGATATTGCTATTGGTCAAGGTGCTTCTCAATGGGTTATTAACCTTAGAGCTTCAGTAAGACCAGCTGTAACTTATTTATTTGTATTTTTACTTATTGTAGTAGATATTGCTTCTATTGCTTGGGCTTGGTCTACAGGTACTGCTTTTGCAGAAGCTATTCCATTAGTATTTGATACAGATGAAATGCAAATCCTTGCTTCTATTATTGCTTTCTGGTTTGGTACACAAGCCTTTTCTAAGAAATGAAAGTAAGCGATAAAGCCCTAGAGGTTATTCGTCATCATGAAGGTGTTAGGACTAAGCCTTATCAATGTCCTGCTCTTCTGTGGACTATCGGTGTTGGTCATGTTATTGATCCCAATCATGCCAGAGTACCGTTAGCAGAGCGTAAAGCGTTACCTATCCCTGATGGTTGGAATAGAACAATAACGATGGATGAAGTAGATGACATTCTTAAACGAGATTTGGCTAACTTTGAGCGTGGTGTCGAGCGATACTGTCCTGTTACTCTTACACAAGGTCAGTTCGATGCTCTTGTCAGCTTTAGCTTTAATGTGGGTCTTGGGACACTACAGCGTTCAACCCTCCGTCAGAAGGTTCTTCGTGGAGATATGGACGGAGCTGCGGAAGAGTTTCTCAAGTACACGATAGGTGGTGGTAAGGTTCTTAAAGGGCTAGTCAATCGAAGAAACGATGAACGAGCTTTGTTTAAGTCTTAGTTTACAAGGACTTTAGCCCAGCCCTAAGGGGTTAGGTTAGGTTATTATTAATATTAATAATAGAGTTTATTTAGGTAAAGTCTTTGTTTGTAGTAACACTTTTTATTTTTGTATTTGTAAATATATAAAGTGTAAAAATAAAAAAAAATAAATAACTTAACGCTAACAATTAGCGTAATCAAATATAGTATTATGGAGAATAAATATGACAACTGAATTTAAAGGCATACAATTAAAAAGAAGTTCTACGGCATTAGCTGTACCAGAAGCTACTCAAATTGTAGAAGGTGAATTAGCTATTAATTTAGTTGATAAAAAATTATACAGCAAATATGGTTCTACTGTATTCCAAGTATTAGGTGGAGTAGCTACTAATAGTATTGATTATGCTATGCTAAAAACAGCAACAGTTACTTCATTAACCCAAGCAGCATTACAAGCGGTATATCCTGTAGGTTCTATTTATATTAACGCAGGAGTAGCTACTAATCCTAGTACTTTACTTGGATTTGGAACATGGACTGAATTTGGTGCTGGTAAAGTTATTGTAGGTCTTGATTCTACTGATACTTTATTTGATACACTAGAAGAAACTGGTGGTTCTAAAAATGCTACATTAGTAAGCCATACGCATAGTGCAACTGTTACCGATCCTGGTCACTTGCATAATATGGAGAAATATAATAAACGTGCTCCTGATGCTAACTATGGTACAGAAGTAATTGCTCCTGCTGGTCATGGTTCTTATGTTGGAACTTATCCAACAGCAGCTGCAACAACAGGAATTACTGTTTCTAATAGCACAGAAGGTTCTTCAGCTACTAATGCTAACGTACAACCATATATTGTTGTTAAAATGTGGAAGCGTACAGCTTGATCAAGATTAAATTGGTCTATAAAGATAACTAATTAAAGGAATTTATATGCCGACCAAACAAATTTTAAACCTTGGAAGTGGTGGAGTTGCTTACGATACCCCAAAATCTCTTTTACCTGAAAATGTATTTACT